TTTGATTCCTCATATGCTGCCGCATATCACCCATGGGTTAGAGTCCAGCAGAAAGGTGATACAGTTGTGACTCCTGTTCCTCCTTCAGTTGCTGCTTGCGGTGCTCTTGCAAGATCTCAAGCATTGAGCGCTCCTTGGTTTGCTCCTGCCGGATTCAATCGTGGTGGACTTACCAACCTTGGTGGAACCAACGGACCTAGCACGCTTTCAGTTGTTGAGACCATGAACAAAGCAAATCGTGATGACCTCTATGAACTTGATGTTAACCCAATTGCTAGACTCCAAGGAGAGTTTGTAATCTTTGGTCAGAAGACACTCCAGCAAACTCCATCGGCTCTTGACAGAATCAACGTTCGTCGCATGATGATTTATCTCAAGAAGAGAATCGGCAGAATTGCTAATACCATTCTGTTCGACCAGAACATCCAAGTTACTTGGAACAAGTTCAAGAGCAAATCAGAGCGCGTTCTTAACAGAATTAAAGCACGAGGCGGAATTACAGAATTCAAAGTTGTTCTTGATTCAACCACAACCACTCCAGATCTTCAGGACAGAAACATCCTATATGCCAAGATCTATGTGAAGCCAGCCAAAGCAATCGAGTTTATTGCAGTTGACTTTGTAATCACGAGATCCGGAGTTCAATTCTAATGATCTATACTAATTACAATAAAGGGAGATTAATATAATGGCTTTTTGGACTGGAACAGGTGTAGAACCTAAAAGAAACTTTAGATTTAGAGTTCAGATTGGAACCACCAATTCTGATGGTAGTGAGTTTAACAATATCATTTGGTGGGCCAAGACTGTAACAACTCCATCTTTTGATTTGGGTGAAACCGAACACCATTACCTTGGGGGCAAGTATTATTTCCCCGGTAAGGTGTCATGGTCGGAAGTCAATCTATCTTTGGTCGATCCTATTTCTCCTGATGCGGTTGGCTTTACAAATCAAATTTTGATTAACTCTGGCTATATGGTTCCTGAAGGGACTGGTGTAAATCAATATCACACTATTTCCAAGAATCGCTCAATTGCTGCTGGATTAGAATATATCAGCATTGAAATTTTAAGAGCAGATGGCGAAATTGTAGAACAATGGACTCTTCAACAGCCGTTTATCAAAGCAGCAAAGTTTGGAGATCTTGATTATTCTAATGAGGATTTAAGAACTGTTGAACTAACAATTAGATACGATTGGGCTACTTGCACGTTCCCTGAAACTCATCCAGATTTTGATGTAAGCACAACTTACTTCAACGTAGGTGATGCTCCAGTTGAAGGTTCACCAGCACCCTCTTACGAACCAGATTTTGATGGTCGCCCTGTAGATAACGGCTCTTCTAACAATTAATAGAGGTTAAATGGCTTTTTGGACCAACAACGCAGCCCCTAAAAGACAATATCGCTTCTCCATTCTTGATGCCAACGATGGCGTTGAAGATGGAGAAGCCATTTGGTATTGGGCCAAGTCAGTTACAAAGCCATCATACGAGATCTCAACAAACGAATATCAACTTATAAATCATAAATTTAAGTATCCGGGCATCCTGACTTGGAACGATGTCACAATCTCTATTGTTGACACATCAAATAAGACGCAATTGCTGCTGAATAAAGCCTTTAATTTCGGTTATATTTACCCTAACTACCCAAACATAACCGAGTATATAGATGGCATCTCGAAGTCACAAACTGAGGCTTATTTCGATGCTATTTCAATAAACCAATTGGACGATAAAGGCAACGTTCTTGAGGAATGGAAACTGCGAGGAGCAATTTTAAAATCTGTAAACTTTGGGAGCCTTGATTATTCATCAGAGGACCTAGTTTCAATTGAACTTACAATAACATATGATTGGGCTGAAATTGACGGACTTGATGTAAGACCTGTTTCGGCTCCTGTCACTGTTGATAATGTCCAAGCCGGAGAGCAAGTGAATCAAGAGAATAATCCCGGCGGAATCACAGAGACAACTGTAGCATAACGAGGTGAAATTTGACTACAAGAAATAATGAGGATAGAATCGGACCTCAAACAATCGATTCGGAGCCAACAGCGGCATTGAACCCGCTTGAGTTTGTCGCTCCCACGGAATTGGTAGATATTCCATCAAAAGGTTTGCTTTATCCTGCCGATCATCCACTTCATGGAAAAGAAGAGATCGAGATTAGGTATATGACAGCCAAAGAAGAGGACATCCTTACATCAAAGACGCTCCTTAAGAAAGGTGTTGCAATTGATCGCTTCCTTCAAAATATTATTGTTGATAAAAACATCAAAGTCAATGATCTTCTGATTGGAGATAAGAATGCAATCTTGATTGCTGCCCGTGCAACAGGCTATGGAAGCGATTATGAGACTCAAGTTGTATGCCCTAACTGTGGTACAAAGTCTCATGAGTCATTTGACCTTGCAAATCCGCATATAAATGAGTCAAAAGTTAATGAAGAACTTGGAATCAGAAAGACCGAGAACAATAATTTCCTTTTGACCATGCCATTTAGTAAATTTGAGGTCGAAATCAGAGTTTTAACCGGAAATGACGAGAAACAAATCACAAAAATGGCCGAATCTCGCAAAAAAGGCATGATGCAAGAGACAGGAATGACCGATCAGTACAAAATGATGATTGTATCTGTGCAAGGCAATGCTCAAAGAAACGTTATTAACCATTATGTTGATAACATGCCTTTGCGTGACGCAAGATTTTTAAGAAATGCTTATAAAGTCGTCAATCCTGATGTTAAAGTCCAAAAGCATTTTGAATGTTCAAATTGTGGCTTTGATCAGGAAATGGAGGTGCCCTTTGGGGCTGACTTTCTTTGGCCTGACCGATAAATATTCCGAATCTGTTTACGAACAGTTCTTTTTGCTTAAACATTTTGGTGGATGGTCTCTTATTGAGGCCTATAACCTCCCTGTGGGTCTTCGAAATTGGTTTGTGAAGCGTTTGCAGAAACAATTCGAGGATGAAAAGAAAGAAATGGAAAAAGCACGGAAGAAATCATAACAATGCCCGCAAGGGCATTTTTTTTATAAAACTAATTACTGTATTGGAGACCGTTGTCATGAAGATTGATTTAACAAGAGATCCCAAACTTCTAACAGAGGCTTGGATTAATGCATTTGGGCAGTGGAGCAAGGCTTTGCTTAAATATATGTATGGTAAAGATGTCAATGTTGTTGCAAACCTTAATGAAGAAGAGCAATCGTTGAAGTTTATCATTCGAGGCGAACAAAAAGATGTCAAAGCATATGCAAAGGCTCTTTTTGCTGAAAAAGATTACCTTGAGGCTTATGCACAATTTGGTAAAGATCACCCAATGACCAATAAACAGCGTATTGTATTGGATCAAGCCGTTGGCGATTTTGAAAATAAAACCGGAATCACATGGCCGTTTAAAGACGAGGACTAATAAGTGTCTGAAAAAACATTCACAATAGCAGAATTAAAAGCAGCACTAAAAGACCTATCCTCTGACGATCTTGAGGAAATTGGCTTAAAAAAGGCAACCCAAGCACGCATAAAGGTTGATGCGGAAAGCATAAAAATATTAAATGATTTAACTGATGCAAAATTAAAAGAACTTCAGGTTAACATCGATCTTGCAAATGCGGTTCAAGATGGAACTCAAAGAATTATAGCACAAAAGAGAGCAAGGCAAGAGCAATTAGAAATTCTTGCTGACTTACTTGAAAAGAAAGATCGCCTGATTACCTTAAACGAACAAAATACTGAAGAAGGACAGAGATTAGAAAAACAAATTAAAAATTTAACTGCCGCTTTAGATGCAGAAGGAAAGTCAGCATCAACTTTGAGAGTTGAAGCACAAGCGGTTGATAAATCTAGGAAAGAATCTTTAAAAACAGCAAATAAATATGAAAGATCAATTGATTCTCTTGGACAAAAAATGGTCATATTTGGAAAAGGTCCTCTTGTTAAGCAAGTTCTTGGTTTTCGTGAACTTGGTAAAGAACTTGCAAATAGTGAAGAGGCTCAACAAAACTTTCGTCAAGCCATTTTAGACACAGTTAATATCACAAATATTGCTGGTAACTTGTTGAACGTCGTCGCAGATTCAACTTTTACTCTCGTTATGGCTTTGGATGCTGCCTCGACAGCGTTTGCTTCAGCAACAGGCTTCGGGAACCAGTTCAATCAAACAATGCGCGACGCACAGCAGCAAGGCAACTATCTTGGCGTTACAATGGAAGGCGCAGGAAAAGCAACTCAAGGACTCGCAGCAGGTTTTACAAACTTTGTTAATATTTCGTCTGAATCACGAGCGGCATTGGTTTCTAATGTGGCCCAACTTGAAAGAATTGGCGTGTCTGCTGATACATCTGCTGGACTTATTAACTTCTTCAACCAGAACTTGGGAATGACAGCGGAAGAAGGTGTTCGTGTAACAAAAGAATTGGCAATGATGGGCCGAGAGTTAGGCATGACCTCTGGTCAGATAACAAAAGACTTCCAAGCGGCCCTACCAACTCTTGCAGTGTACGGTGATCGTTCTCAAGAAGTATTTAAGGGTCTTGCTGCGGCTGCCAAGGTTGCGGGCGTTGAGATGAACAAACTTCTTGGATTGGCTGGTAAATTTGATACATTTGCATCGGCAGCCGACACAACAGGTAAATTGAACGCAATATTGGGAACCCAAATGTCTGCTGTTGATCTCTTGAGACAATCGGAAGAACAAAGAATTGAGACTCTTATTGCGAACATGCAAGCACAAGGCCGATCGTTTAAGGACATGGATCGTTTCACACAGAAAGCAATCGCAGCCGCTGCTGGTATCGATGATCTTGCAGAAGCACAACGTATTTTTGGAATGGATATCGGACAATTTAAAAACTATCAAGATGCCATGAGCAAATCAGCCGAAGTTCAGAAGAAATTTGAAGAGGCTGTTCAAGCAACAATTCCAATTCAGGAAAAGTTCAAATTAATTGCAGCAGAGTTTGCCGTCGGGGTTATTCCGATTCTTGAAAGCATCCATGGCGCTTTAGACGTTGTTTTAAACTTTTTTGGATCTCTTGACAAAGATACACAAGAATTCTTAACAGGTATTGCAGCCAGTATTTTAGGTCTTTTCTTAGCATTTAAGGCATTTGCTGGTGTTAAAGCCATATTTGCAACAATCTTTGGCCCTCTTAGGATGCTCGGAAATATGCTAGGCTTAACAGCAGGTAAAACCGCTGCTGCTGCCACTGAAATGAATGCGGCCGCTCCCAGTGTGTCCGGTGCTATGATGCAGATTGCAACAGGTATTGGAAGAGCAATGGAAATATTAGCCAAATCTGTTATAAGGGGTGGGCCTGCGATTGCAATCTTGGTTGGTGGCCTAATTGGTATTGGATTGGCGGCTGTCCTTCTCGGTAAAGGACTGTCTGGACTTGAAAGCGGCATGCTAACGGATTTCCTCATATTTATTGGAGGACTTACGGCAATTGCATTAATACTTGGCGCTATTGCTACAAATCCAATTGTTGGTGGTATGGCATTAGCAGGATTTGCAGCGTTGTCGGTTGCTTTGATCGCACTAGCCGGCGCGTTAAATCTGTTGCCTGTCGGTGTTTTAAAATCAATTTCAGATGGCCTTCAAGCAATATCAAATATCTCCATGGAAAACGTCGCAGCACTTGGCGAAGTCTTTTCAACCATGGCTGTTGGAATGCTCGAATTGTCAGCGGCTGTTAATGCTCTTGACGGAAAGAAAGTTAAAGTATCATCTGTGTTGGAGAACCTTGCACTGTTAAGTACAGGAACTGCCAAGGACTCTATGACCGGCGCAAAGATAACAGCAGCAAGCGTTAATGTTGTGAGCAATCTAGAAAACGTGCTCAATCTAGAAGGATTGGAGGTCAAAGTTTCAATCGGAGACAAAGAATTCAATGAAGCAGTAATTACGGCAGTACAAAAAAATTAAGGTAACATAATCATGATTCCAAATTATTATTTTAATTCCTCGGACAATTCCTCCGAATATGCAACAAGAACCGGTGCTCTGCTTGAATTTAAAAGCATGATCTCCGGTGTTAATGTAATTTTTAAAGCATTCTTGACCGACTTCTCTCAAAACTTTGCATCAACATGGAACGCAGAGAATGTATTTGGGCGCATGGACCCAATACCAACATTTGACAACACAAAGAGAACAATCTCTGTTGCTTGGGACATTCCGTCGTATGACCTTTCTGATGCAAAAAACAATCTTCATAAGTGCTCCGTATTGGTCCAGATGCTGTACCCAAATTACTCAGAGACTCAAAACTTTACACCACAAGGGCAGGATGAAGGCGGCTTTTCTGCCACCTTGGCCAATTCTCTAACAAAGCCGCCTTTATTAAAACTTAAGTTTGCAAATTTAATATCAACATCAACACCCGGCACCGACGATGGTCTTTTGGGCTGGGTCGATGGGATCAACTGGCAACCGAAACTTGATGAAGGAATGTTCGCTCATAATGGTAAGTTCTATCCAAAGGTGATTTCGCTGTCTTGTACTTTTAATGTTCTGCATCAAGAGAATCTGGTTCTTAATAATCAATCAAAACTGCCCGGCTTTCCATTTAACTCCGACGCTTTGCCGGTTGTTGACGATGGTTCAACTGTCACCGCAAATGATCTTGGCCTCTTAACAGATCCAAACAGCACCGTTAAAACAACGATGGGAGACTAATCATGGCTAGAAACACAAATCGAAAGAAAGCAACCAATAGACACCCACAATACGAAGAATTGTTTGAGGACAGAAATATAAAACAAATCGAACAATATCGAACAAAGAAACTTACATATCCTTCCAAAGAACAAATCAACAATCTTGAGTTAACCAAGTATTATTGGCAAGCAAATGACAATTATTATAAAGTCTCCGAAAAATTCTACGGTGATCCAAAGTATTGGTATGTCATTGCGCAATTTAACAAACTTCCATTTGAGGGAGATATCAAAGTCGGAGATACATTAATGATTCCTCGCCCTTTGGCTAGAGTCGTACAGGTGATGAAGTAATGGCCCTAACAAAAGAAAGACAAGGTGAGTTGCTAAAAAAGTTATTCGAAGATACTGATTTAACCTTTGAAGATGCTAGTGACATTGTTGAAAACAAAAGCACGTTTAAGTCTTTATCAAAAAATGATTTACAGAATGATTCGTTTTGGAGCGCATATTTAAATCTTTTAACTCTTGGTGGTTCTTATATTTATAATGCTGCGTTTAACAATTCGTATGATGTATTTTTAGAAAAATATTCAAGCCAAGTTGCCAAGTCTGTTGAGAGTGGAGGAATCACTCTAGCAGAAATGGAACTGTTTCTAAACAACAGGGCTGATTTCATACAAGATAATCTTTTTACCGAAGATGAAGATTATGTTGAAAAAATAGTAAAAGCAATTATTAAAAATCCCAATTCTATACCATCAGAACTTTCAGCAATCATAAGAAGCGGCAATCAATTTGATGTCGAATCTGCGAAAAAAGTAAGAGAAACTTTAGATTCAGGCGGAGTTAGATTAGATGATTTGCATCATGTTCAGATTGCTGATCAAACTAAATATATGTTAAGAGAGAGCACGAGCAATTTAGCGCAAGCGACCGGGGGGAGAATTCCTAAAGCCAGTTTTGATACCATAGCCGAGACCGAGCCAGAGATTGCAGAACTACGGGCATCCTCCATAAATTTTACAAGTGATTTAGGAGGAGGATCCACCTTAAATACCACTAATGTGAGCAGTATTGACAATGATTTATTTGTTGAGTCTTATATGGTATACTTGTATGGAGTTCTCAGACGAGGGAGCAATCCCCTCACAACTTTTAATGATGACACAGATAAATTAGCAGAAAAAATATCAAAGAGATCTTTTAAAGAATTTGAAAACAATAGAAGAATTGAACTTTGGAATAGGCTTGTGGCTGCTAATTCTGAAGGCGGTGACGGGATTACTGCTGAAGAGGCAGCCAATGCATTAAACGGAGCAAACGCAGCGGCAATTGAAGAAGCAAGTAATTCAGGCATTGCTGGCCGAATTGAAGATTCCTCTCCTCTTTCAGAAGCAGAAATCGAACAACGTCAAAGATTTTATCAACAATGCGTTCTCTTAGTGCAAATGAATAATCTTAAAAGTTATTATTCTGATGATATAAATTCTGATGATACGTCTACATGGCATGATAATAGCGTTTACAATGATCGCTTTTACATGATTACTGACGGTGAGGACAATTCAACATTTGTTAATACTTTGACTGCTCCAAAAGGTGATACAATAAAAGATTTCTTAAATATTACACCAGATATTCAAGCATTTCTTGTTCCAAAGATTCGTTTGTTTAAAGTGTTTGGAACCGGCGACAACCTTCGTCAAGTTGAATTTGTTTTTCGAAATAACAGTTATAACAATAATTACATGTCTAATTTGTTCTCCGACAATTCAATTGTGACACGAGGCTCTGGGTATGGTATTAAAGAAATTTCTTTTAGTTTCGAGGGCGCATCACCAGCAACTGCGAAAAACGATATTAAGTTTGGAATTAAATTGTTCTTTCAAGATTTTAAAGACTTTGTCACTCCATTTGATACAGTTGACTCAAAAGGAAAAGCAGCCAAGGCACGATTTGTTGATTTAATTCTTTTCGATCAAAAAGACAATCCACAGGTTACAAACAATCAATTACGACAACAATATGATCCACAGTATTATCGCATTAGAGCAGATGTTGGTTGGCAGGTTCCAAATGAAAACGATCAGCAATTTATCTCTGCTTGTAATAAGCGAGGACTTAGCGCCTCTGCCATTAAAAACGCAATTGTGAAAATGAATAAATCATTCTATCTGACAATGGTGG